CAACTCTGAAAAATCCTACTGGGAAGAAGCAACCAGTTCTCTAGGACATCACAGAACCCAAGGTTCGAATCCAGAATATCCCCGCGGGGAAAAATGAAAGGGGCCGGCGATGCGTGGGGGGAGGGTAATTTGCGAGACCCCTCCCCCCGGTGTCGCTATTCGCTTATCATTTTGTAGTTTCCTGTAGGATTCCACTCAACGATCCAACGAATAGCGTCATCAAACGCATCGTTGATGACAACTTCAGGGAGGTCGAAGTCAATTGGACCAACGATTCTTGCTACTAACGCATCAGTGTTGTAGCCATGATCGCGATCGAACTTCGACCACTGTTCGTAGTCATCAACAGGACTGAACGGATTGTCGTCAGTCGTTAGGTACAGAGCCATGACACCTCACCTCACTAGCTCTAGTACTGTACTAGTACTGATGCCTAGGGCGTCAGCTACCTCACTAGTAGTGGCCCCATTACGGGACATGGCCTTAGCCCTACTAGCTACACTAGCAGACACAGGGGTCTTGGTCTTGGGAAGGGCCCTTTCTGAGAGCTTCTCCATGTCGCTATAGCGCACCACGGCCTCCATAGCAGAGGCTGATAGGGCACCTGCCTGAATGGCCTCCCATTGGCGGTCTGTGAGCTCTATGAGGGACTCTTTCCTAGAAGCCCCTGTTCTGAGGCGGGCTGCTGAGATGGCCTGTCTGGAGATCTTTTTATATTCTTCAGAAGACACGTCTCTGTCAGCAGTCTTTGCCTTGATCACTGCATTAGCAATGATCTGGGCTTGCCTTTCACGGGGAGCATTCATAGAAGCCAACTTAATAGCTGACTTGAGTTCCTCAACCTCAGTGGCGTACTTCTTAGCAGCCTCGGGGTTCTTCCGGGGGATCTTAGTAGAAATAAGTTCCCGTCGAGCTCGGTTACCCAGGGACTTCATGTCGTTAGAATAATCCGCATAAATCCTTTCCATAGGACGGTTGCCATCGGAAATAAGATCTCGCGCATCTTCTGTAACTTTAAGTCTCTGGGTCTTGGTCTGTGCCTTGACAATTTGACCAGTCTTCTTATCAAGATACTGGCGTCCTGTCTTGACATAGACCTTCTTTCCAGTAGCGGGGTCGATCGGACCACCTTCCGAAGCTTTGCGTAGGCGGATCTCATCCACATACACGGGACCTCGGGCCCTGGAAATAAGAGTTGCTGCGCCACGTCCACCCTGGTACTTCTTCTTAAGACCACGAATATCGTTGTCTTCTTCAGAAGTCCTCCAGTCAAGACCATGCTTAGGAGCGTCGATAACCACCATGGAGTGTCGAACTGCACGGGCAAGTTCCTCGGCGCTCGCACCACCAAGAGTCATGTCCGTAATAAGATTCGACACCACACCCATATGGCGTCCCTTCTCCTTCTCACCCATCTTCTTCATACCTGGGTAACCAGGATATGCAGCCTTGGGGTCGAAGCCTTGGAGACCTTTCAAAGGTGGAGAAGTCTTCACCTTCACCTGACTGTTGACGGGAATAACAACCACAGTGTCACCATCAAAGTCAGCTCCGGAAAGACGTTCCGCAACCTTGGGGTGGATACCGATGGCATCCTTGGGGTTCTTGCCGAGGATCGCTTGACCGCCCTTGTGCTTGTTGTTAACAGTCACGGTAGGGATCTCGAACGTACCGCCATGAGGATATCGGACAAGACAGACTGTCTCACCGTCACGGTAGTCCGGAGCATAGATCTCGTTGGGCTTCAGCGAAGGTACCGGAAGAATAACCTTGGATGACTGACGGGGTAGCGATGCCGCTTTCAGATTTACTGAATCAGCACCACATCCGTCTGCAAAATCAGCAAGAAGTCGCTTTCGCACCGCAGGGTTGTCGAGCTTCATGATATCCACGAACTCGTCATGACGCTTCTGGGCTGCCTTGTCGAGCTGCTGCTTGGCCATATGGGTGGATTGCTTGGACAGGAACTGAGAGGATAGAGTCTTACTCCAATCCTTCCAGTTACCTTCCTCATTCACAATGTTGAGCGGAGAGAGTTTATCCTTTCCACCTTCATTGTAAAATACCTGACGCTTGATGACTGCACCGAACGGATTATCGGGGTCATCCTTCAGCTTCTTGAGGGTATCCATCTTCGGGGTGTCCCGAGTCTTGTTGGTGTTGAATATGACATCAACACCTGGAGGCATGGAATCGCTGTAAAATGCCATGCCCTTCAAGTAGTGGGTACCATCAACAGGAATTCGAACCTGGGCGTAATTGGACTCGCCAAGGTTGAGATCCTTACAACCTCGACGGATTTGGATGGTGCCGTCCATAGCAGTACCACCGTCTTCGGCATAGCGAACCTTCAATCGAGAAGAATCCAACGACTCAGGCTTCTGAATACCGAGTTTCGTTCCGTCGGGCTTGACCGCAACACCCAGAGTGTGAATATCACCGAGGTGCTCCATGAGCTCTCGACGAGTAACATCGGGAGCGACCAGAACCTTGATGTTGGTGGAGTCCTTTGTACCGACCTGTCGAATATGAGCGTGTTCGACACGGTAGCCCTCAGACTCAAGCATAGCGATAGATGTATTGAGTTGGGTGGTACTGACTCCAAGAATAGATTCAACACCGGAACCAAACTCAACATACTTATGCTTGTCGACTGCGTTCTTAACAAGATCTGCGGTGGTTCGGGCTGCATCCTGTCGAGCATCTGCGTTGGGCTTCAGATAATTGCGGACGGTAGATTCGGGGAGTCCGAGCTTCTTACCGATCGCAACATTCGAAAGGTTCTTCTCCTTCAGCTTAAGAACACGAGCCACCTCTTCAGCTTTGCGTTCATTGGCAGCCATGGACTTGGTTGCTCGAAGCTGTGAAGTGGTCATGCCGAAAGCCTTGGCAATATCCGTTTCGGAAAGGCCCTGCTTCTTGAGGTCGGCGACCATACCCTGGAAGGATACGGAGCGCTGGTACTTGTCCTTACCGGATCCCCAAGGATATCGGCCAGACCGACGAAGAATACCGTAGTGGGCGAGTTCCTCAGCCAATGCTTTCCTCCTTAAGTGATTCGATAAGTTGATCGAATTCCACAACTCGATCCATGATGGAACGAATATCGCTAGCTTCAGGGGAGTGGATCATTACATCATCGTTCTGATAAATGCGAAGCTCACTCTCGATGTCGAATGGCGAGATATGGTATTCGAGACAGAAGAACGCTTGATAGATCATGAGCTGATCCATCTTGACACGTCCAGACCCCGTCTTAAGATCGTGGATCCTGAGGAAGTTCTTCTTGTCGTCGAAATGAATTGCATCGGTGGTGCCGTATGCATTCATCGAGTAGAAGAGAACTTGCTCGGGGGTCATGCGGTAGCCGATGGCGTCGTTAACGTACCGATTGAATGTTGCGTTATTTCGAGGCATTCGGATACCAAGACGAATATGTTCTGCAGCGAGCTCATGAAGGCGAGTGCCTAGAGCTGCTGCCTGAGCGGTACGGAACGTTGCAGCCATCTTTTCAGAGTCGTAGTTGAGCCAGCTGTACTTACTGGCAGACAAGATGGCGTGAGTTCCGTTAAGAGAAGAATAGTCGTGAAAGTGCACGGAGAACCTCTTGTTCATTCTCAGGATATATGACTGCACCGAAAGACATACGCGATGCTTGCGAGACGTAGTGCTCCTGATTCGGGCGGAGCGGTGCGCTCGCGGATCGCTTGACTTCCAGAACGGCCCAGTGAGTTTCGAACATCACTGTGAGATCCGGGAAACCCTGAATGTAGTTCGGGTCGTTCTTGAGAACGATACATCCAGGAAACATTCGCTTGAGCTTCTTGATAAGCTCAGCCTGGTACTGAGATTCCAAAATTGATGACACCTGTTTTTGCTCCTTCTGGTGTCCGGGGTGGGGGTCGAAAAAGGCGTATTTTGCCTTTCTCTCCTATTATAGCCCAAGTTTTCGAGCGTCTGGAACATACTACACCCCAGAAGAACCTGTGAGTATGAGTGGTCGGGGGAATATTACAATCTGTTACGAAGTGAACAGAACCTCCACAGTCTTCCCCCGACCCCGAAGATCTGTGGTGGAGTGGCATTCGAGTAGTGTGTGTGTCACTTTTGTGTGCCACCTAGGTGCCAAAAGCTTTTACAAAACGTAATTTTTTTCTTATACTTAATTGTAAAAAAAGTGTCACAAATGGCACAGACATCGACTTTTCCTTGCAATTGCAACGAAAAACCCTGTGACACTTTTCAAAAAAAAGTGTCACACTGTGCCAAAAAAATGGCACAAAATGGCCAAAAGTCACACACAACACCTACTCAAAAGGTAAAGAAATGGTAAAGAAATCCTCTCTGTGACACTTTTGTGACACTTTTGTGTCACAGTAGTATGTTCGAGTAGTACGTTCCAGTAGTACGTTCCAATCAGCTCCAAAAGCTGTCTGCGAACACTTTTTCGTTGAATTTCTTCTTCCGTGACAGACTGGACTTGATGCTCTGATCGATCGCAGACTCGCTTTCGAGGAAGTAATACCACAGATTTGTGAAGGGTGTATTCATCCGATCGATGCGTCCCTCACTCTGCTCCATCACCTTCCACGAATAGTTCAGCGAGTAGAACACGATCGTATCCGTGACCGTACAGTTCCATGCCTCCGCACCAGACGCATACTGCACCAAGTACACCCACCGCTCGCCATCCGGCACCGGCTCGTGCTTGTGTCCGTTCCACTCCTTCACGACACACGTGTCAGACAACTCACGCAAAGCTTCCAACTCATAGTCGAAGTTGTAGAACACGATGATCCGCGAGCGCTTCTTCAGAATACCTCGAACGGCATCCAGACGATCTCGATCCTGATTCACGCACTTCCGCAAAACATAGCAGAGCTCCCCCGCACTAGCGATAGGCTCCTTCTTGTATGGATCGAAGCGCTTCTTCATGATCTCATTGTACTCAGTCACACGATACCTGACGGGAACGTAAATACGATTCCTTACGGTATGTCTTGCCACCGGCATGTCCACCAGTATTCTCCTTCGCAACTTCTCGAGTCGGTGAACTGCCACAAAGCGCTTGACGCGAGGATATCGTGCAAAGCGATCCCACACAACGTGGTCCTCGTAGAATTCAGTCTTGTTCTTATAGAACCCATTCGCGAGAAATAATGGCACATAGTCCAACCATGTATCTCCAGGGGTAGCACTCAACAAGATCCACTTGTTGTGTTTCGTGATCTTGAGAAATGCCTTGACCCACTTGCCACTTCCGACTACTCGCTGCTCATCAAAAATGAACACACTATTGCGAACGTCAGAATACTTAGCAATATTATTCCATGAATCAACCGTGATTCCTTCCATTCCAGAGCCTGCCATCGCAAACTCCCCAACCCATTCAAGGCTGTCCCTCTTCCGTGCCGTAGTGATGACTACAATACCCCCGGAATTAGGCTGTTTAAGGGCCCAGGAAGCGCCTACAAGCGACTTTCCCGATCCCACACCACCCATAAGCACCTTGCCACTTTTCAGGCGCTCTAAGGCTTCTTCTTGGTGTGGATGCAACTTGACCATTAGTCAACCAATCTGTCGAAAAATACTTCGAATTCCTCATCGTGATCGATAAGAATCTTCTCGTCCCTCCGTGCATATGACTTCCTGGAATACGCACGATCCCCAGGCACGAGATTCTGGATCGAGTTGTCAGTACAGTCCCCATTCTTATGGCAGACGTACAGACCATCTCCGACCCTCCGCTTACGGAATGTCTCGAAGACGATCGATGCAACCGTCTTGGTCTTCACTCTTCCTTGATGGCGGAACTTGACGTAGCGCGTTCCCTTGACATCCTGATATGGAAGCTCACGCAGAGAATCGGTCAGACGAACCCGACCGTCGGGATGTGCCTGGAGGTTCGTGTACTTGTAATGAGTTGTCCAACCCATCATAACTCCTTCGAAAAAAGAGAACCCAAGTAGGCCTTGAAGATCCCGAAGGACCTCCAAGGCCTACCTAGTATTCTAGTATTGAACCGACGACAACATACCGATATCGGTTCGCGTCATCTGCGTATGAGAGTCGTAGGCTTCGTGGGGAATCCCGTTTCGATCAATCGCCACGTACTGGTCTCCGACATGAGAAAATTCATGCCAAAGCTGTCCCGCATTGTCGAAAATCGAGAACGTGTTCTTGACTACCGATTGACAGGCGGTCTCGTACTCCCTCTTAACAGACCAAGCAGGATTCAGATTGGCTGTGAGATTGATGAAATCCTTGACGGGGTATCCGATGTACTTGCCAGATCGGAATACGTAGGTTCCAGTTTCCATGATTGCTCCTTTTAGTTTTCGCTTCTTGAGAACAGAGTTGTTTGGGGTGCCCCTGAAGATCCCGAAGGACCTCCAGGGGCCAAGGAATGCTACTTCAGAAAACGGTATTTACCCGCATTCTGAATGGCCGTTTCGGTATGTACTGCTGTTACACGCCCCGTACGGAATTCGGCAAGCTCTCGAGCCGCCACCTCCATGTCAGTCTGCGATTCGAAGAAATCGAACGGAACACCGTCTTCCGTGAGAATAAGCCGCTGTTCCTCCGGGTTATGGAAGAAATGCCAGCACTCATCCTCGTTGTAGATCTTGACGAGCTCAACGACTGCCTTGCAGTCAACGTTGTTCCAGAGGTCAGAGATATGCCACCCTTCTGCAAGGTTTTCAGCAATCCAGTCAACGTCGTGCAGACTGTAACCTACGTACGGATGGTTGGGGAAAATGTAACGAACAGACATGCTTCTTCGGACCTTTCTGGTCACTTCTTGTTGTAGAATTCCTTGAGTTTGGGTTCGGTGGTGATATAGAAGTTCTCACCATCCTTGACGATGAGGTGTCCGACAGAGGCGGTCTCACCGTTGACATAGACCTCGACGAGTGTCTGGCCTGACTTCTGGATGGTGAGTCGGCCACCCTGACCAACCCACCCCACGATATCAGTGAAGTCCTCGAGCGAGACCTCCACGACATCGACTCCAGTGGACTTCTTGACCCAGGTTTGCAGATGTAGAGCCATTCAGATCACATCGGTCCATCGGACGAAGCGGACATGGAATCCGTCTTGTAGCCCTTCATGAGCTCGTTGTAGGCCGGGGTGCCCATCTTCGCGGTCTGCAGATAGTCGGGGGCGCCGAGAATCTTGAGGACCGTCTCAGAACGGTTGTTGCCCTGCTGAGCAAGAGCCTCAGCCCAGCCCTTACCACCACGCGGGTACCACGTACCGAAGACGATATCCTTCGGATCGGTCGTCTCGACTCGACAATCGCCGATGAAGAGCATGATGCGGTAGTCACCACCCTGCTCCTGACCGGCTTCACGACGATACTCGACCTCGAAGCCGATCTTGTCGACAGTTGCGAGAGTGGGTCGGAAAAGATCCTCGACGGTAGACTCACTGAAAATCGGAACGGTGACGCGGCCGTCCTCGAGCTCCTTGATCTGATTCATGATTGCCATGTGAACCTCCTACAGTTCAATCAGTTGGGTTGCGGCGCTACTCCAGATGCGAATAACGCCGTTGTTTGCCGCCTGCGTCTCACAAGCGGCATCCAGCTCCTCGAGGTAATCCTCGACAAACTGGAGGGCTTCATCGCGCGTGTCGAATGTGACCGCGCTTTCGGTATACCCGTCTTCGTCATTGCCATGACAGACTTGGGCATTCCATCGGATATCATCCATGGTTAGTCCTCGGGGGAAATAGTAATTGAGATGGTTCGACCATCGAGAAATGCACGATTAGCGAGTCGTGCGACGTGTTGCTGGGCTTCCTTTGCGGTATCGAAAGTAGTCCAGACCGTCGGGCGAGAAGGAAGACTTGTGCCCTTCTCGCCCTTCAGCCAGACGTCGTACCAAACGACGAACTTAGACATCAGTCCTCCTGTTTGGAAATGGCGATCGACATGACGCGCCCGTTCTGAAGCGTTTGGTTGGTAATCAACTGTACGTAGTTGTCGACTTCCGGTTTGCTTTCGAAAGTCTTACGTGCTGTTGCTGTCTTACCAAAATTCGGTGATGTACGACCGCCTCTGATGTCCCAAGACTCATACCATACGGTATATTGCATGACTTACCGCGTCTCCATGTCAGCGTAACGCGAAGCGAACTCGTCGGCCTCGATGGTGATGTATGCGGTCTTCAGATAGTTCGAGAAGCCGGTGTTGCCGTTCACGTCGTAGAAGACAGGAGTGATCACCAGATCCGCACGGACAATATCCGCGGAATCCAGGACACCGACGGTCTCCTCAGACAGCAGGGTCTTGACGCCATCCTCGACCATGTAGATCTTAGGCGGCTTGACGTCGAAGCGAACCTTAACGGCGATGTAAGGACGCTCCGGGTCCGGGTTGCCGTCGACATCCTTGGAGTACTTGACGTTGATGCCGTCAGCCTCCATCTGTGCTGCGAACTCCGCCGGAACCTCACACGCGAAGGTGCGAGCTCCGGTACGGTTGTACTTGTCGGGCTGACCGCTGAAGTTCCTGAAGAAAATGCGGGTGTCAGAGAGAACGATGTTGTCGAGTCGGGGGTTTGCCATGATAGGCCTCTTTCCGTGAGTTGTTTCAGTTTGCAAATGTGAGTCGGTATGCGGTATCCAGGAACCGAGTGAGGGTTTCGTCCTCAGTCTGCGGTGCCGAAATACAGCGCTCGATGGATTCTTGCTCATCGCGCCGACCCTGCGTGTTGTAGGACTTACGGCGATGAATGAGAGTGGGGTAGACGTTACCCTTGCGAGATCGGTACGTGCTCAGCTCATACGTCTCCTTGACGTAACGCATGTACTTGCAGGTCTTCTTCTCGGCGATGATCTGACGCTCGACACCCAAGGCCTCGATGTCAATCGGGAAGATATGCCACCCGCTATTCAACCAGATCGACCCGTCACTCAGTCGTTGGGTATTTTTCGAGCTCATTGATCTCGCCTTTGTACTGATGGATCTGCTTCAGCTTCCTGAAGGCCCGTTCGAAGTCCATATGAATCGCGTAGACAGTGCCGTCGCTGACACTGTACTCATTTGCGAATTCGTCTAACATATCGAGAGCCTGATCGTGCAGAAGCTGAAGTTCTTCCCTCTGCTTTTCGTAGTGATTCAATTCGTGTACGCTCCTTCGTGCGAACTTGCTGCATCTCCTTGTAAAATGCAGTCCAGAGATCGGTGATCTCTGTTTGGTTTCGGTCGGACCAATAGGCATTGGTTAAGGCCCACGTAATAGCGGCCGTCATACCCATTAGCAGAAATGAGGTCATGCTACGAACTCCTCATAAGAACCGAACTGTTCGATCTGTTCTCGAGCCTTCTCCACGAGATCCTCGGAGTACCGAGTATCGATCTCAGAGATATGGTTGAGGCCCAGAACGACTGACGCCTCTTTCCAACGATATCCCTTGGTGCCGTTGACTGCGTCCTTGATATCGCCGTTAGCGCTCTTGCGTAAAGCGATACCCCCTCCACAGCCAGACTTGACGGGGACGAACTGTCCGACCTTACCCACGAAATGCAGGTAGTGGTCATCGGGGTTCGCCTCGTTGAAATCGAGGTATATGGCAGTCTGTACTGCTCGAGTCTCAGCGTAGTCATTCGGCGTGATCTCCTCCTTGCTGAACAAGGACTTGAACACCACCGGATGGGCGAACTGAGCACCCGTGGCTGTCCAACCGCTGCCGTGCTCCTCATCATACTTGGCAATATAGACTGCATCGTTCACGAGCGCCATACGATCATATGTCGCCTCGTGCTCGAAGTCGTAGCCGTACTTCTTACCAAAGTCGACGACAGCCTGAATAACCTCAGGCGTGGCATTCGGGATCTTAATTGAGTCCGTCTTAATATGAGCGACGGTGTAACCAAGCTCCTCCTGCACGTAATGCTTGAGGTCAATCATGAACAAGGCTCCACGCTTCGCGACAATATTGTCGACGTTACGCGGATCCTTGCAGGGGTTGTCGAACTTAGCGCTCGTCAGACCATATACAGAGTTGATAACGATCTTCAGAGCAAACGCCAAGGCATTCGTGTCGACACCTTCCTGAATAAGCGGCATAAGCGCTCCATCGAAGAGACCTTCGAGCTTGTCGAGCTCATTATGCTTTACCAGGATACGTGCCTTCTTGATGTCACTGAATCGCTGGGTGTAGGTCCCAAACAGGTTCAGCTGCTCGAGAGACGTCGGATGCATCGACGCAACATCCAGTAGAGCCACGTTGTGGTGAATACCTGGCTCTGCGTAGACATAGCCGCCTTCGCCAGTCACCTCTCCACGATATGTGGACTTGAAACCGTCGAAGTGGTACCCCGGGAACATCTCCGAAAGATCCGTGTAGACGAAATCCTTCTGAGGGTTCTTCTCTGTGCCGAAAATGATTCGACATGTGTGTGAGTTCGTGGAGTGATTCTCTGTGAGCCCGGAAATACGGGCCAACATCTGACGGGCAGTCCAGTCGTCCTGGAGGTGCTCGAATACTGCCTCCGTGGCATCCACGTCGTTGTCGCAGTAATCCGCCACCGTGTCCCACAACTCTTCCGGGACCGGCTGATCCCAGTCAAGGTCGAGTTCCTGGTGCTTCAGGCCAAGCTCAATCTCCCACTTCTTCAGACTCTGCTTCTTCGAAGAGAAGTCGTAGATGTCTGCGTACGAGACATTGTATGCCTCGGAGAAATAAGAGTTCGGGCTCTTCTCGATGATCCTCTTCGAGACCATGTAGAGTTCCTTGTTGTTGTACCCCAACGTTGCCGCGTAGATAATATGATTGTCATAGCGACGGTTGTTGAAGCCCGCCAACTTGGCGCCCAGCAGAGTCTTGACCTGCTCAGCAGTGGGGTTGATAAGACGCATCTTGTTCTTATCACCACGCTTCTTGTAACAGATCACGAAGAGGTTCGGGAACACCTCGATGTCGAAGAAATAGATGTCTCCGTCAGCGACTGGAGCCACTGGTTCTTCCGAGTCGTTTTTGAACTTCATCTGCTGGACCAGCTTCAAGCAGTACTGAGCGTGGTGTGTCGATCGCATCGCGAATGCAATGATGGAATTCCTCGCATCCGTGACGTCGTACACCAAACCACTTGCGGAAGCATCATCGAGAATCTTCTTGATGAACTCCACCGAAGGCTTGGTCCCTGGATGGATCTCCTTACGGAGGTTCCGAGCAATAAGGTTTCGAAGACCTTGCTCTGTCTTGACTACGTCTTCGCGAATCACTTTTGGAGACTTTCGAGGTAGATCTTCTGGTGCCATCGCAACGACCGCCTCATTGGAGACGGTGTACTTGCGTCGGAGTGCGGTCTTTCCGGTAAATCGCTTGATCTCGATTCCCGGAGCGAATTCCTTAGCGTACTCGGCAGCTGGATCGCCCAGGCGGTAGTGGAGGTGAATTCCTCCGCCAGAACGGGACGTTTCTGTGTATGTCGGAGGCCACTTGGACGCTTCTGCCAAGTTTCGCTCACGAGATTTGTTACCGCTTGGATCTTTAAGATCGAAGTCAATAACAACCATGTTCTCAGGTATCTGAACATAGTGTTCCTTGGTTGTGTCGATATCTTTCAGAGTTGTTGTAACGTCACCCCATCGCTTAGCCGGCTTGCCGTCCTTTGAATACTGCGCAGGGCAATCCGCATATAGCTCGTCGATGACGCTGGGGCATTCCTTCAGCTCGATGGTGTGCTTCGATTCGGGATTCTCAACGAGTTCTGCCTGAGCGAACTTATCTTTCTTGAATTCGAAATATACGCTTCGGTACTGTTTACCTTCGATTCGAGTGCGTTCCTCGAAACCGGTAAAATAGTTCTTCAGTTCCTCACGGAACCGGTGAAGCGGAAGTACGTACTGTACAGACGCCTGTTCACAATATCGCTTGTAGGTCTCATACGCAGCCTTGAGAGTCACGTACTCGGCGCTCTCAAACTCGAAATATGAGTCCTCCACGAAGTTGTAGAACACATCAGTCTTGTACATCATCTGAATCGGACGATAGTCCTTGTAGTACGTCTTGCCGAGACTCTCGAAGACCTCTGCACAGTAATATGCAATGGCACCGAGCTCTCGAGAGATTCCGTCCATCAACTCACGATACTCCGTAGGAGGGATCTTGTTGCCGGTGGGCGAAATATCAATCAGACGTCGGATGATACCAGACTGGGCATCTGTGATCTGTACCGGCTTGTTAGTAGCCATGTACAGAAATGAGTCGATCCGAGTCGTATAGACGGGCTTGAACTTCTCGTTAACCTGCATCTCTTCGTGAGAAATAATGCTGTTAAGCTGAGTATTGTCGTCAATACGACTCAGATCGCCATCGTGCTGGAATGCGACGATCGGATTCGTCTTAAATGCCGACGCGGCAAACGCGTTGTTGGACTTGGCGAGAGACGCTGCATCAAACGCTGTGTAGTAGCCCTCGAAGAGCTGCATCAGAATATTGATGAGTGTCGACTTACCAGATCCAGGCTTGCCGTACAGCACGACGAACTTGTCGAGAGTGCGGGAGGCACCCGTGACAATGGCACCGATAGACCATTCGATCTTACGGCGCTCGTCTTCGTCGTACAGCGTGGAAATAAGACGATCCCAATGGTCATGAGATCCTTCCGCGAGCGCATAAGGCAGACGACGAGTCGCGTAGGACTCCTTGCGTACCTCAGTGTTCGCGAATGTGAGTTTCCGGTCCAAGGGACGAGTTGTGTCCGGCATGGACGAAATCCAGTTGCGGTATGCAGTCCAGCTCTTAGAGGCGTAATCCCCCAGGAACTGAAACCGCGTACCGCCTTGATAGGAACCCTCGAGAGTCTTCGCGAAGTCACGAAGCTCCTTGTCGATGAGTTCGACGACTCGAAACTCATCTGTGTTCCATAGACCCTTCTCCTCGTCCCACACGGCCACGAATGAGCCTCCCTGAACGAGGATATCGGTAGACCTTGCGACCCTAAAGTCGGGGTAGATCTCCACAACCCCATTCTTCGAAGCCCGCTGGCGCGGGGTAACGAAATCCACTGCTTCTCCTAGATAATATACTTCTCCTGAACGCACCACATGGATAGCTGGTCAAGAAGCGACGTTTGCGCCGGGTCGATGAGGCCTCGACGATTCGGGAATACACCACCGCGGCCAAACCGGTCGTAATTCCGTTCTACAATATCGCGAACCGTAGCGCTAATGGTTTCGCTGTCGGTATTGTAGTCAATGTCGAGGTTCCTCATCAGAACCCTAAACGCGGTGGCAGGAGTGTCGTCCCTACCACCAATAGTTGCATCCATTTTGCTAGCGAGAGCTACGAGAACCTCGAGCATGGTTGCGTAAATCGGGTCGTCACCGTCATATACGTAACCAGTCTCGTACTCGTAGTAATCGCGGAGTGCTTTGCCATCGGACTCAAGATTACCGTCCAGCGGAATCCACCACTGAAATGCGACCTCATGAAGGACCTCACATTGATCGCGAAGGTAATCTGCGCCGACAAGTCGGAGAAGGTATTCGAAATATCCCTCTCCTGTGATCATTCGGAATCGTCGTCTCCGGTGTAGTAGTACCCTGGCCAGTCGACATCTTCGACCCAGTCGCTATCGAGAAGATGCACATGAAGGTCCATGCGAAGCTTGTGATTCCTCACAAAAACGTCATGAGGATCAGCACCATAGGCGCCACCGCTCTTCATGGCTTCAGAACCGATCAGCTCTTCGGCGGATTCCTTCATTCGGTTCCCGTTATCGTCGGCCACCACATTATCGTTGACGTAGCAGTCAACTTCGAAGAACTCGTAGCCGAGCATTCCTTCCTGGAAGGTCTGTGGATCGAGGATCTCAAAGTCGGAGATCTCCCGCTTGCCCGGTTCGACCATAGTAGGACGCTCATCGCGACCTCGGAGCTCTTCTTTCTTGTGAAGCTCCGTAATATAGTCGATGTTCTCGCGGTACTCCTTCTCCTGCTCGGCGAGCTCCTGATCCATCTTGCGCTGAAGACGATCGGTGATCAGAAGATATGCGACTGCGGCACCCGTGACGAGCCCCGCTGCGAAGGAAATGAAGATTTCAGATTTCATTGACGATCTCTCCATCCACGTTGAAGTCCAGCAGGTAATTGGCAACCTCACGGCGGCGAGAGTTATCCCAGAACTTGATGCGGTGACCCTCGATATCGCCGAAGGACACGTAGTGATCACCCTCACCCTTCTTCCAGAACCAGCCCACAACCTGCGAAGCAGGAGTGCGCGGGATACCAAGAGCGTCATAGACGTCGGACAGGAACAGGTATCCGCGAGTGCGGAGAATATCGTTCATGTAGTTGAGCTGAGCGTGGATGTTCAGCTCAGTGATGTCGTCGCTCGGGTCCCAGACGCTGGAAGTCTCATCGATGATGCGGGCGTAAGGCGAGTACTCCGGAATAACGGACTCAGCCATCTTGTCGTACTCGAACGGTTCGTCCGTGAACACGACGTCGTCGAGGATCTTCTCCTCAACCTTCTTCATGGACTCCTCGCCAATGACGGAAGCCACCGACTTCTTGTACTTGCGGTAGGAAGCGTCCAGAGCGGTGTACGCTGCTGCGAGGCCGGCAATACGCTTCGACTGAATCGAGTGACTCCACCAGAAGGCAGCGACCGAAGCCACACCCAGAGCGATCGTGGGAGCGTAGTGCTTAAGGGTCTTCGTGACGATGCGGCTGTAGCAGACGATACGGTCCTTACGGAACTCATCCTCAGTGTAGTGCTCGTTGCGCTTCATGAGGTTGGGGCCATCCGTGATGACCATGACCTCGTCTGCGATGAGCTCTTTGTAGGTCAGAGTGGCTCGGCTTGCCAGGACGGCAGTACCGACGAGACCGACCGTACCAGCACCCGTGAGAATGGTAGGAGCGTGCTTGACAACGACACGTGCAACATTGTGGAAAATAGACATGATGTCCTCTCAGAGTTGTGATTGAATATTAGCGCTGCTTGAGAGACTGGGGCTCATCGTGGGTGAGCATGAACCCGTCTCGGACTTGACGAACATCGAATGAACCCATGTCGGTCCATCCCCAGTTATCGTCAATGAAGTTGGAAGACGCACCGATGAGTGCGTTGAGATCGGCCAGAGATGCCTGGCCGTACTGGTCGATGAGATCGCTCATCCGATCGATGACGTCGTTGGCGTCAGACCGGCTGTCGAAAATGATCTCGTTACGCTCGGGTTCGGCGTGTCGAGCAGACCGTCGTTCGCGCCTTTCAGCGGGACGATCTCGACTGCTTTTTGGGCGAGAATACCCCGAATAATCGGAATATGAGTTCCTAGACCGAGGACGAGAGTCACCTCCGTAGAGCATCGACTCGATGCCCCGAGTAACGGTATCGGAAATAAGGTTCTTGACCGTAGGGATGACTACATCCCAGAGAACAGTCTCACCGACGCTTCGAGCGTCTTCGCGGATAATCTCGCCGACGACCTTTCGTGCGGTGGATTCTCGCTTTACTCGAGCCTTGGCCACCGGAGTAATATCTTTCTTCTCCTTGGACCGGTCCGAGTTACCCGGATAAGCGCCTTCAGGACGCGTGGGTACGTTCATGATACTCCTTCAAAAGAAAAACCCTAAGCCCCCTGTAATATTACAGAGGGCCTAGGGCTTGAGATCAGGCTTCTTCTTGTTCAGAAACCTTCTGGGACGTCTTCTTGTAAACGTCGACCATCTCCTGCACCGAACTTGAAGTGGCGCGGCTCACATGATTCTCAAGAACCAGTGATAGGGCGTTGATACCGATAAAACTCACGATGGGGTTAATCGGAGCAGCACCAATCAGTACTGACTTGAGAGCCGTGCGAAATACCACGCCAGAACAAAATGATGCGGCGATTCCGGCGACGTTTGCGGGGAAGAACGTATTCATACGAATTCCTTTCAGAGTTGCTTAGGTCTCATTATAACCCAGGTTACTCCTGCGACTCGCCGATCTTCTGGAATTCCTCGCTCGCCTTGGCAGCGAACTCCGGATCCACGTTGTGTTCGACCAGGTAGTTCTCCAGACCCTTCTTGTCGGTTTCGGAGTTGGTCTTAGCCATCGCGAGGACCTTCGAGGGAATAAGACCCTTGATGAACTTATCCATGTCGATGCTCCCATCGATGAGACCGACGATGAGGTTGTCGTATGCCAGACCCTGAGTGAGGTTCTCCTTGATCTGGGGCGTCTTCACGAAACGCTTGCCGTCCTCAGAACGCTCACCGTACGCAGTCTCGATGACCTCGCGAATAAGGTTAAAGACAGCGTGACCGTCCTGGGTCTTGGAGATCTGAGCGATACGCTCCGTGAGGGAAGGGGACCAGGATTCCATTTCCTGAATCTCCTTCACGTTCAGGTGGAAGTAGAGGTCTTCCGAAACGGTCTCGCCATCGAAGTTTTCGTACTGGACAGTGATCTTCTGCATTGGGATGGTTCCTTTCTAGAAATGAAAAAACCCTAACCCCAGTTTAGGGGTTAGGGCGCTGAGAGTACTCAGTCTTCAGTCGTCTCTTCAACGACAGGGGTTTCGACGGTGTCGAACTCGATGAATTCGGGGAGAGTCTCGTCAGAGCTTCCAGCGTCTGTCGAATCGTCAGGGCTCAGCATCATGGCCACCAGAGCTGTTGCGACGGTAACAGTACCGGCAATAGCGTACGGGAGGGCCTTCTTAGCGAGGCGCTTGATCTTCGGGACATTGAAAGAAATGATGGGAGAATTGTCCGCGGTGTAGTCTTCGAGGTCGATGACGTTATCCTGCTTGTTGGACATGAGAGTTCCTTTCAGAGTTGTGAATATGTCTCATTATAGGACATGTTTTTCTTGCGGATCAGTACTGGTGACGGAACCAGTCGGTCACGGGAGCAGGCTTGAACGCCATGAGAAGAGCCGGAGACTCATCGGCGAGCATCGTTGGGGTGAATTCAGCCTCGATCGTGGTGCCGTTGGACCATCCGAGCTCGTCACCCATCGAGATCTGCTCCAGTCCGAGGCACTGGTAGACCTCGTTTAGAGAGACCGAGGAAATACCGTTGATCAGATCGGAGTTGATCTGATTGAGGACCTTCTGAACCTTCGTGATGGTAGAGGGGAAGACCCTGCCAGAGTACGAGTCGGAAATAAGAACGTTCTCACCCGTGATGATCACGCTCTTGTTCTCCGGACGCTCGAGGTTTTCCTCGATAATATCCTTGGCGATTGCCGAGCGGGTGTCGGTTCCCTTCTTACCCGTCAGCTCCTTGACGCGATCCTCGTACTTCTCGAGGACGTCCTGAGAGACGGTGTAGGCAGCAGCCATAGCCGCGTAGCGACGCTCGCTGAGGACCGTACCACCGATAATGGCAGCAGAGGTAGCCGTGATGGAAATGGCTGCAGGAAGGTAGCAGGTCCACGTCAGACGGAGCGCATCCGTGAACTTCCACCCTCCCTCAGGGAACTCCTCTCGGAGAATATCCATCGCCTTGACGTGAGCCTTACCGGAGGTAATGGCCGTGCTGATGACTCCCGCGAGCGCTGAAGCTGCGAGAATAACCTGAGAGTTGTTGCGGATGAAGGCGCCAGCGAGACGCCCGTAGGTCTTGAAATCGATGTTGATCATGTGCTTCTCCTTGGTGTTGGTTATCGATTCAGTAGGTAGAAAATGGTTACGATGGGGACCATGACCCACATCAGAGTATCGCTACTCACTTGTTGTCCTCGCGCTTGTTGAGCCACTTCGCGAGGAAGTATCCGATGACTCCTCCAGCGATGACCTTACCGTTGAAGATGGAGGTGATGGCGTCGAAGATCGTGAGGAACACGATGAGGCCGACCATGACGAGGAAGAGGAAAATGAGAGTAAGCATGAGGTTTCCTTTCAGAGTTTGGCGTTGTTGAGTTCGATCATGCTGATGAAGAATGTCTCGGTGCCTTTTTGGACCGGCGGGTGAGTGACTACAGACCCCACAGGGAGATCCATGAAGACGAAGCAAGCGTGGAAACATGGAGCTGCGCCTGCTTGATAAAGATATGACGGGAGGAGTGCGGCCCTATTCCGATCCCACGGAATACCCATAAGAGGACCTCTCAAGTCGCTCTCGTACAGGACTCGCATAAGACCCGTATGTGGGTCTTGATAGACGAGATCTCTACTAGCATCTTCGTGGCCTCGGCGCAGTAGAGGATATGTCGGGACGATGACAGTAGCGATGGAGAATGGGTCTTCTGACACCTTAGCCACTCGATCTAAATATCCAGCGACCTTGAACAGGGTGATGCTGTCGTCCGCGAACATCCCGAACTTACTTCCGATAGGAAGAGTCAGGATATTGTTCAGGTTCTCGAGTCCTTCGACCTTACGTTCAGACACCCGAAACACCTCCGATACGACAGACGAAAATAGGCGCCGTCATAGCCTGAGTCTCGAGTTCGAACAGTGGTTCATCCGTGTCGACGAACAACACATTCGCATCGAACGCCTCGGGTGCATGTCCCGCCAGAATATGACGAGGCAGGTAGACGTGAGTGGATGCAGTCGGCGCCAGAGGACCTCCCGCAGGATGATCCCAATCAGTCCATCGAAGAACTCGCTTGATACCCTTCTCGTCGTGGAATACCAGATCCGGATCAATGATCTCGGATTCCGGTACGATCCATTCATACTTGAAGGTGTATTCGTATTCGCCGACGGGGATAACATATTCGGTAATCGCCCGGTCGTCTACGTAGTACGGTTTATTGATATGACCAATGGGAACGGATTCGACCACCCGTGATGTATGGATCTGGTAGCTTCCTTCCTGGCTGCCGAACCATCGTCCAATGTAGTCCACGAGTGGGTCTACAACATCCTTCGAAACCTTCTCCGTGTAGACAGCCCAACCCGTAGGCTGTAGCTGCTCGAAGATATCGCGGAGTTCGAACGGGCGGAATGTCTTGCAGAGTCTGCGCATTGTATTGCTCCTTCTATGTGAAAAACCTATAACCCTTGTTAGGGGTTATAGGGTTGAGTTGGATTGGTCTGATGGTGGTCAGCGACCACGGGCGATGTCGCGATACATCTTGCAGAGATCACGGTACTCAGGGCCGTAGTAGGCTTCCATACCCTTCTGGATGGCGAAGGAGAGGATGCCGGAAGCGGCGATGCTACCGAGAGCAATGAAGGCGATCTGGGACTTCTTGAGGGTCATGAGAGTTCCTTTCAGAGTTGTATGTCTTCTCATTATAGCCCTTGTAAATTGTGCGAAAAACTCATAACCCTTGCGGGTTATGAGCTGTGAGCTAGTCGTACATGGCGTGCCAAATATCCGTGATGAGCTCATCGAGTGTATCGTGGTTCAGATCTGGATCTGCGTTGTCGCAAGCTTTGTTGACCGCTTCTCGAATCAGATAGAAACGATGTTCGGCCTTGTAGTCGCGGTACATCAGAAAACAAATCAGTGCGATAAACAGCATGATTACAATGGACATGATGGGACCTTTCGGTAGGTAGTAGTCTCATTATAGCCCTTGCAAAATATGCGAAAATCTCATAACCCTTGCGGGCTATGAGAGTTCGGATCAAACCGTGAAGAGTCGCATGAGCATCCATCGGAACAGAATATTCCTCGGACACAGGCAGATGAGGACGATGAATATAGTGAACATGATTTCGAACATGGCAAGGCCTTTCAGAGTTGTATGTCTTCTCATCATAGCCCTTGTAAAACCTGCGAAAAACTTAAGAACCCCTGTTTTTTAGGAGTCCTTAAGTTTTTGGTCTAGAGGCGGATCTTAGTGATGAATCCGACAGCCTTAGACGCAAGCGGACGCAGTTGCTCATAATTAAGCACGGTCAGGATGCCTGCGATCGAACAGACTGCACCGACGATCGAATCTCCAGACGGGATCAGACGACGAGAAACCGGGTCAGGCTTTTCGTTGATCTGGTGGATCGTCTTGAGGTTGTCGATGGCGATGGTTGTCTTGGGATCGTCAGCGTCCATGCTGAAAACTTGATTAATGAGGTCCTGCTCGATGTCGTCGAGGGTGAGGTTTTCATCGGTCATGAGATATCCTTTCTGTAGATCTCATTATACCCCTAGATTTTCTTGCGCATCACATGTCGGGACTTTCCTGCACTCGCAGAGTCATGGTCCCGTTGTTCAACACGTCTTCAGTAGGTGTAGTCAGCGCAGCGTACGTCTCCTTGGTATTAGGATTGACGTGAAGAACTCCGTCCGGGGACGGTTGGTACCTCGCCGAGGAGATCCCGATGAACGCGCCCAGAAGGGTGTCGAACGCCAGGATCGTTCCACTGACCTCCGTGATGTAGGACCAGCCCCACAGCGACGCGATGGTTGTGTAGAACGCGCCGATTGCGGGAATTGCAATCAGCGCGCAATACTTGAGAATGTTGTATACCTTGTCAGTCATCGTCTTCCTTTCGACGAATCGGGAGGTTCGTGACCTCCTTGAAAATCTTCTCCGCGAGACCATTGCCCCCGAAGACTGCATAGGGCGAATATAGGTACTTGATGAAGTCCTCATACTCGTCCTTGGTGACGTATCCACGGTCGAGATACTGCATACCCTGCTCAATAATCTGATTATGAGCAAGGCCCAGCATCAGCTTAGTGGTGGCGTCGTTCTTGTCCGACTTCTTGCTGAAGTAGACCCAGAGTCCATTTGAAGAAATGAGAGCTACGGCGACGGAGATCAAGACTTGCAGCCATGGATCCATAAATATAGCTCCTTTCGCGAACTACATTACCGCACGAAGACGTACGGGCACACGCCGTTCTGTACCGAGTAGATAGTCATAACGGCTCCCTCGTTCTTCTTGATGGCCGCGTAGTAGTTGTAGGAAGCCTGTCCGTGAAGCCAAATGGCATGATCCGCCGGAAGCTTCGGAGTCCATCCCATACGGAACGCTGCGAACTGGCGAGTCGAGGTAGTCTGGGCAGACCACTGCTCATTGACCTTTGCTGTGGTAATGCGAGAGCCGAACCAATCGATCTCAGTCGGAAGAGCGATCTTCTTATTGATCCTCTGATAGCCGGTAGGACCGTTACCACGCATCGTCTCCCAGCTACCAGTCTGCCATGCACCCTCGAACGATACAGAATGCTCGAGAATATGCGAAGCACCGAAGATCGCCTCGAACTTGTAGAGCTGCCATGTGTCGAGATGCTTGTAGATATGAGTATCCTGCATGGCGACGGGGTTGGAGCTCTGAAGCATCTCGGAGCGACCGATGCTCTGGTCGGGCATGATGGTCAGGTAGGTGGCAGGGAGATCCTGCATGGACTGGTTAGCGGCCTCGAAGTCGACGATCGTCCACTTGATACCATCAGCCATCCAGTAGTCGCCGAGCCAAATATCGGTCAGCGTGCCGTTAGCCACAGCCGTCTGCTGAGCCGTAGTGTAGCGGCTACCGAGGTTCTTTCCACGCCAGATGACCCTGTGCATCTGCGGAACCGGCTCGAGCAGCTTGTAGATAGCCTCCGAAGCACGGATAGTCTTGGTACCTCGGGTACCATCTGTGATCAGAAGGTCGTCAGGCAGCACCGAGTCTGCCACGGGGTATGAATCGAACTTTGCCATAATATCATCCTACGATAATGCCAGTGATGACCGGCTGGAGAGTTGTGGTGTTCAGGACTCGGTCAGCCCCGATGGAAACCAGCTTCGAGTCGATGACCGAAGCAGTAGTGATGTTCGACGGGGAATGACATGCCACCCCAGGAAGAGGAATATGCGTGACATTCTCCTCCAGAGGACTCGGGTATCCGATCTCTGCGAGAGTCAGTGGGAAGAACGGCGCATTCGTACACACCACGCCGTTAGGTCGGCGAATGGTTGACTGCTTCGTACGCAGACCCCTGAGATTGGGGTCATTCGTGATCCGCTGACCCACTCGAATGGCCTCATTGGCTGGGTTCTGAGACGTAGCCGTGAGATTCGAGTAGGGGATGACCACGAGGATAACGTGATCCGAAGAAACCCCCGGAGCAATTCCGAACCCGCCAACAACGATCTTCCCCACGCCCGGCAGATCCCAATAATCTCCCAGGAATAGGTCAGAATATGTGTGGTTGTTGAGAACCTGGACTGCCCGGGTGTCAAACGTACCCTTGTTCTCCATACGGACAACGGAGTTGCGCTGGGTAAGGCCACCGGGGCGAATAAGATCCGTCCAGGAGAACGCTCGATTACCGCCCGTGTTGGATGAGCCAGAGAGCGAGGTCGCCTGGATAGCACGGGTACCTGAAGGTCCGTCGATGAGTAGATAGTCGCCTGCCGATGCAGTGGTAGCCTTAGGCAGGTCTCGTACGCGTGCCATTAGGCCCTCCTGTAGATGATCTTGCCGAGGATCGGCTGTCCATTGGAATCCTGGATAGACGATCCTGTGCGGTCTTCAATAGTGTCGAAGCGGGTAGTGCCACTGGAGTCATCGCCAAGGCGCTGCTTCAGTTCGATGATCTGAGCAGCCATTGCGCTGAGCGCATCACCACCGATCATGCCCTGAATATCGTTGAGAAGAGCATAGGCCTCGTTACGCATGTCGGTAACGGCCGCGTTGTATGCCGCTTGGGCATCGCTCTTCTGCTCGTTCATGGTGCGATCCCATCGAGCGAAGATATCCGTGGCGTCAAGCGTCTTCAGAGGACCGGTCACCCAAGGCGTATCACCCGTGCCGATGAGATACGTGATGTTACGCTCTTCAATCTTCTGCGAACCAGAGTTGCGGAAGATGTCTGCGATCGGGTACTGGTAGACGCCACCGTCACGGACCATCGTCTTGCGACGAGGAGTGCTCGCACGGTCGCCTTCAACGACCTTGATGGTCGCCCTGCGGTTCTGGGTGCGAGTATCGACCTCAATGACGATCGTATCGATACGGTTGGTAAGAACGTCAGCCGGAGACAGATCCAGACGGATTGGGGCGTCGTTCCAAATCCACACGTGTCGGAACCAAGCCCTTCCGGAACCGATCTCAACGGCGTTACCACCGGCGGGAACGACCCTGAACTTCTCTCCGACAGCGGCGAAGACTCCATCCACGATAACACCGTCGAAGATAGCGCCGAACTGCTCAGCGCTATACTTCCGGTCGCCGTTGATGGAGTTAAAAAAGCCTGAAGTTACTGCCATTTTGACTCCTAAGACTGCGAACTGTCTTGTTTGAATGTTGGATAGAACTTTACCTCGGAGTTATCCTGTGATTGGATGAACTCGATGAGGCGAGTGGGTACGTTGAAGTCGTTGGCATCCTGAATCTGCACGAGATCACCGATGTTGTAGTCCTTACCGTAAACATACATGGTGTGTTCGGAAGTCTCCCCATCGAATTCGATCAGATGTTGGTTCTCGGACTTGTTGAGCTTCGACGTGCCTTCTTCTCGGAGGTTTGCGCGTACGGTCGCCTCCGGGATGGTGTTGTTGTCTTCATCCTTATCGCGCACAGATGATGCGTTAATGAAGACTTCACGACGGTTCCAGCCTGACGTAGCACCGCTCGATACGGTTTCGTACTTTCGATCCGCTCCCTCACCAGGACCGCCCACTAGAGCGACGGTCTTGAGCTTCGAGATGTCCGAAGCGTACCTTCCGGAGATCAGATTGTCGAACTTAGGAGAGAAGACCACGAACGGGTTTGTGTTCTGGTTATAGGACCGATCGACCCCTTCATCCAGACGAATACGAATTCGACCAGGACCATCATACAGGAATGCGATGCCCACATGGTGTTTGGAAATCAGTTCGGTGACCGCGGTATAAAGGTTGTCGCCCGTGTATTGGACATCGACCCAGGTTTTAGCCATCTTACCGGTATTGTTAGATTCCCACACAAGCCAACTCATAGCCCGATTTGGATCCGTTGGACTAATCATGTTTTCATGAATTAGAACTCTAACGGCTTCATGCAGGCTCGTAGGCAGCCTACGCATTCCCCAGACAATTCGACGCGACATGAGGTATTCCAGACTACGTCCGGAAATGGTCATAACCGAACCATCGTCAGCATTCGAGTCGATGACAATCTTCTCGACCATCATGATTCGATTGGACATGGAGTTCCAAACGTAACGTCCGATATGAATTTCGAATTGGTTCTGTGGAGTCAGCGGCAATACGATCTTGAAGTCCCCAGCCTCGAAGAACCTATCTGTCCAGATGGCACTCTTGAAGACATCCAGAATATGCACCTGATTGAAGTTTTCGTCTAGTACTCGGAATTCCATATCAGATGCTTTCGTATAGGTTTTCGAACGAGATGATCGCCGAGACATTGTCGATGCCGGTATCGGCTCGGACCGTGATCAAATTGTCTCCGGGCGTCAGGAAAATCCAATCCGAGTCCTTGTCGAGGGCACTTAGTGCGTTGTACACCTTACCGTCACGGTAGGCTCGAACGTATTTGTCGCCAACGCCTGAGGAAATGCTTAGACGATCTCCGGCACGAATTGTCGAGCCGAGAAGGCGTGCGATCTCGTTGGTGTCGATATTGATCCTTGTCTGCGTCGTGGTATTGTATAGCTTAACACCTGTAGCAGGCCCAAGGAACTGAATGTCGACAATCGTAGAGGCATCCGCATCGCCTTCGTAGACGACGATCGTTTCACCGGTAGAGGACATCTCACCGAAAATAAGCGTCGGTGAGTCTGCATTCGGGTCCTGGAACTCGAACTCGAATGATGGAGTGGACGTCGTGAAGCGAACCGAGTTCTTACCCTTGGCAGGGTCCCTCAGTCGGAAGAACGGGTTGGGACACACGATCGTAATGTCAGCGCCCTCGTTCTTGCTGAAGATATCAATCTCGTTCTTCTCGACATGGCCCTTGATGTAGGTATGTCGATAGTCTGTAATGAAGTCAAGCGTGATAGGGTGCTTGACACGGAAATAACGAAGCAGGTGATGTCGAACTGCTTCGATGTCGGAGCCTAGGAATTTGAGATTCAGCTCGATGTCTCGAGACTTGATTCTCGACGAATTGAAGAGGGCTCCGTCTGATGTGGCAAAGTTGACTGTGTTGATCGTACCGTCGGCCGGCCCCAAGCCGGAAGCACCCGTTACTGCGATGCCTCCGGCCCAGGGATTGGCCAGGTCCAGCTCAACCGAGTCACCTTTGTCGTTTGTCGCGACAATGGTGTAGATCATACTCTTGCAATCCTAGAGATTGAAGACTTTGTCTGTCGGTAGATTTCTACCTCGTTCAAAGCCTTCGGCGAGTTGTTGTACTGGTTGAACACGACAGTCTTTTGACTGCCATTTTGACTACTCTGCTCAGAAGTTCGAGCACCGATCCCAGACGCAGCGTTCTGAACGCCGCGGAAGGACTCGTTACCAAACATCGAGCGCAGGTCGTCAGCCCCTGCTTTGGCCTCAGAGAGGTCGAGCACGGGTGTGATGACGGGGTTGATGTCATCGGAGATCTCATCCATGTCGATGGAAGAGACGATGTCACGGAACGCCTCGTTGAACTCCTCTGCGGTGCGAGACACCGCGTCTACAGCCTTAACTGCCGTGTCGGTCCAACCGATCTCAAGACCCTTGGCCGCCCAGTAACCTGTGCGCATGAAGGCCTTAGAAGGAGAGTGAACTTGGAGTTCCGCGTTGGCGGCTGCGAGCATCGCTGCGGCTGTCGAACGAGCCATCTCCACCAAGGCTCCTCGCTGGTTTGTGAAACCGATGCGAAGACCTTCGGCCATCCAGTAACCAGTCTGCATTGCAGAGGAGTAAACCGAATTGCTGAGGTTGGAGAGTCCGTTAGACAGAGCGCTCATCATGTCAGACACTAGGTTGTTGATGGCCGATCGGACCATACTCGTAATACGAGTGAGTGCCAGCGAAATATGCCCTGCTAGAGAGAGCATACCAGCATAGACCATCGGCTGACCGAGTGCCATGCGACCGACGAATGTTGTGAGCAGAGTCATGACCAACATGGTTATGGAAATAACCATCTGTGGCGTAGCCGCCTGGAGTCCTGTAGTGATGTTTTGAACCACGGTGGTACCGAGGGTCTGGAACATTACACAGGACGCCAGAATCAACGGGATACACGACGAAATAGCAGTAGTGATACTGTTGAATGCCGTGGATACCGTAGTCCCCAATGCTGTCGCAACTGTTGTGAACGTCGCAGCAGATGTCGAGAAGCTGGTGATGGTCGGATTCATTCGCCCCAAAGCGGCATTAAGCTGGTCGATCCCTGAAGAGAACGCCATACCGAGGAGGGGTGCCACCGCCATTGCAGCTAGACCACCGATAGCGAATGCTAGCAGCCCAACACCGGCCAAAGCCAATCCTGTTCCAAACAGCATCATACCGGGGGCAGCAATCGTAGCGGCGCCACCAATAGCCGTGATCGCTGCCGCCAACTTGGCGGTGGCAACCACACCGATCTGGTCTGCCTGGTTGATTGCCTGGATAAATGGTTTGATCGCCATGGTCATGATACGCATACCAATTCCACCGAGCATCAAACCCATACCCATCATAAGCAATCCGGCTCCCAACGCAAGAGCAGCTGGAGCTGCAAGAAGACCCGCAGCAGCGAATGCTATCAATCCGGCTGTCATTTTGACAATTGTCGAACCACTGACTGCCCCCGCGGCAATCAGAGCTGTGACAAGCATACCCATACCGATGCCGAGCATCAACACGCCCACTCCTGCGAGCAGACATGCCGCTCCGATAGCAAGAATGGCTACTGCAAGGATAGCCAAACCGGGAGCCACCATCTGAGCAAGGAAACCAGCCACTAGGAGAACGCCGAGTGCTACCGCGAGCGCCACAATTGCAATGGCCAATCCTTCCAGACCGATCCCGGCAAGGATGGACAGACCGAATGCTAGTGCGACTACTGCCACTGACAATATCAGCATTGCCGCTGCGCCACCAACACTACCCTGAGCGAGCATTGAAATCAATGCAAGTCCGAGCATAGTGCCGAGAAGCGCTGCGACCGCTACCGCAATGGCTTCCCATGGGTATTCGGCGAGCATTGCGATGGACGAAGCAATGATATACATCGTTGCCGCCAAAGCAATCCACATAACCGCTTGTGCCACAAGTTCCGAAGGTTCCGTCAGATTCGCCATCAGCATCACAATTGCCGCAAGGACGCCTAGGATAAGCGCAGTTGCGACTCCGCCCTGAATCAGAGAAGACTGATCCAAGGCTCCGAGTTGCATGATGGCCTCACCGATGACCTTGACCGAATATGCGATTGCCAGGAACACGCCACTTGCAAATGCCGTGGTTAGGTCACCGGCCGACTGTGTCAGCTTAGCCATAACCATCATCGCAGCCATGATAAGCATGGTAGCAATGGTGCCATTTTGAAGTTGGCTCTGCTCTAGGCTACCCAATTCCGAAACAGTCTTTCCGATAAGATAGACGGATCCGGCGATAGTCACGAACATCAGAGCCTTACCAAAACCACCCTTGATCTTGGCGAACCGTCCGAATAGAGTTAGTGCGCCAATGATCACGGTTGTAGCTACCATACCCTTGATGAGAGCGTTGGTTTCTAGGGCTCCGAGCTTAGCAACGGACTTCCCCAGAATATACACCGCAGCAGCCACGCCGACCATTTGGAATAGCGAGCCTATCTTGGCGCCCTTACCCTTCCCGACAAGACGGGTCATCGCGGTCATGGCTCCGATAAGAGCTACCACCACCATAGTACCCGAAGCCATCTGGGTAGGCGATAGCTCAGCGATGGAGGCTACCGCCTTGGCAAGGATCTTGACCGCGATTGCCATACCAAGCATTAGTATGACATTCTTAGTTGCCTTCTTACCAGCGCCGTTCATAGCTCTGGTCATGCCCACCATGGCACCTAGAAGCGCGATAACTGCGACGCTAGCGGCCGCGAGGGAACCGGTATCGACTCCTGCGAGGGACTTTGCCGCGAGCGACATGACAAATACCGCACCTGCCATGATGAGCATAGAGCCTGCCAGCATCATGACCTTCTTGGGATCCTTAGCATACTTGTCCATGATCGTAAGACCACCTACAAGCGCCGCCATGGAAGCTCCCATAGCGCCGACAGATCCTGCCAGGGCAGTGAGCGGTATCAGAGACATCACCAGAAGTGAAAGAGCGAGAATACCGATAGCACCGGCGATCTTGATGAGAGCTTTAGCCTTCAGGTCATTCTCAAAACCCTTAAGCGCACCCTGAACAGATCCCAAGGCGTCTCCGAGACCCTTACCGATCGATCCGAAGGAGTTGAACATGCCTTGAACAGACTTGAACACTCCCTCTGTGGACTTGCCGATGTTCTCGAAGGACTTCAAGACCTTAACGATACCAGCAAATACAGCTGCGAGACCGCCAATCTGTACAGCGTCCTTTAGCATATCACCGATGTTAAGGTTTGAGATCCAGTCGACAAACTTAGCTGTGGCATTCTTAATCGAATCCCAAATATGCGTACCGGTACCCGCCTTGTTGAGGTCCCGCTTGAAGAAGTTGGAAATAGCCTGAGACATTTGGGAAATAGCCCCAGTCACGACACCAACCGCGGACTTCCACTTCTCAACAAATTTGGAGATCCAAGAGCCGCCTTCGCCAGAAGACTCTGACTTCTTGAAGAAGTTCGAAATGGTAGTTCCGAAAGACTCAAGTGTCGGCCTAATGTTTTCGAGCTTAGACTTGAGGCCGTCGAAGAATTTGTTGATTGCCTCTACGGCCTTCTTAGCCCCTTCAGCAGCACCATTCCACTTAGCGAGCTTTTCACTGAAAGAGCCCAGACTATTTCCGATCTCATCCGTCTTCAGCATTCCAAATGCCTTACCGATGAACGAGAGTGCTCCTCCGACAACCGCCCCCAAGACCTTAAAAGCAGATACTACGATCTGGGCTCCAGTCTTAAGGACTGCGAATACAGTCTTGGCGACATTTCCAATTGTTTGAAGAGTCGCCTCGCTAGGCTTCATGGAATCCATGAGATTCTTAAAGCCTTCGGAAATAGACTTGAGGTTTTCGGCCGTAACCGGCGGGAAAATCTCATTGAATGCATTGCCGATTGTGGAAATAATGCTCGAGAAGGTGTTGAACGCGGAAGACAGTCCGTCAATAATGTCCTTACGTCCGCCGAGATCGACCCAACCCTGGAGTAGGTTGTTTCGAGCGTCGGACATGGCGTCAACCATCGGAGAAATGACATTGTTGATGTTCGTGAACAGCTCGGAAGCTTCGTCGAAATTACCGAGGAGGATTTCGAAGGTCTTAGCCCATCCGGAGCCTACAGTTTCCTGAATGGTTCCGACGAGCTGAGTGAAGGTTCGAACCTTAGTGGCCGCCTCTTCAGCGTTCTTCTGCTGGACCTGGAACTGCTCGATCTGAGCATCCGTAAGTCCCATCTCAGCCATGGTAGCGGCGTCAATATCGCCAGCCATGATCTGAAGGTACTTGGACATAACGTCTGCTGTCAGCCAGCCCTTAGAAAGACTTTCGTTGAAGTCTTCCTGGACCTTAGATGCTGAAACTCCGGACTTACTGAGAGTCCCCATAGCGTCAGCGATCTGAATAAGGCCTTCCTGCATGTTCTTGTTGCCCATGCCGGCGTTGGTGAGGGATCTCCAGTCCATCAACTTGATCTCGCCGGCGGAGAGCGCCTGCGAGAGCTGGTATGCAGCATTAGCTGCTGCAGAGGATGAGGTTCCAGATGCGGCAGCCGCATTCGAGAAACCCTTAATCATGGAGGCAGACTCTTCGACGCCCAGACCTGCGTTCGTGAAGAGACCGATGTTGTGGGTCATCTCCGCGAAGTTGTAGATGGTCTTGTCAGCGTAGGTATTCAGCGTATCCAGAGCACTGGTAACCTGAGAAAGGGTGGTACCCTTAGCAGCGGTGTTTGCCAGAATTGTCTGAATAGACCCCATCTTGGTCTCGTACTCTCCGAAACCGTCCATGATGGGTTGCATCGTGAATGAGTTGAGGAGAGTTGCTCCAGTGGCGATCGCCTGAGAAGCGATATTGCCAAGTGCCACAGCAGCAGCGCCCGCCATGACACTAAAGCCATTCGCGACGGTCTTAGGTGCCTCGGCAAGTGCCCCCAGATTAAACCGATTAGCTCGGCCTTCGACATCGTCTAGACCTTTGGTGGCGCCCTTCATCTCCAGAGCCTTATTGAGCTGCTCTAGAGATTTCTGTGAGCTTTGCACGCCCTTGGCGAACTGGGTATTGTCAAACTTAAGGCTTACGACCTTATCCTCAATGGATGTTGACATTACTTCACCGCCCTTTCAATAGCCTTTTCGATGTCGTCGAATACTGGTTTAATCGCGGGGTTGATGTAATCGCGTCCTGCGATATAGCCTCCGGTACCTGTACCATGGCCGTATTGGAGACCTATGGCTACAGGGAATCCGTTGACTATGTTGGTGTTATACCACTCGATTGTTACAGAATTGGAACTACGCTTAATGCGATAGTCCCATGATCGAGCAGTCAAACCACTCTCTGCGGGGGTGGCTGAAGCCAGGGCAGCTACGCCTCGACGTCCAAGCGAGTCTAGAGTACTCGCAAGGTTACCTTTGGCTAGTTTGTTCAACCACCGTTCAGTCTGTGCGTAGCTGCCCCGAACTTCAATCGATGCCATTTTGACATCAGCTCCAGAGAGTGCCAGCCTTGAGGGCGTCCTGGAGGGCGATACCAGTGCGGAGGCCGAAGTAGCCGTCGCACGTGATGTCGTAACCCTTACCGCGGAGATGCCACTGCAGAGCGGTGATGGTCTCGACACCTGCGATGCCGTCGACCTCACACTTCAGCTTCTCCTGGAGAGCTTCGATGACTGCGGAGCCCGCCTCGGGTTCGTTCACCCATTCCCAACCGGTACCGGCAGCGGGGAAGTAGTCCTCGTTGTCGATGTCCTGATCGGAAACGATGCCGTCGGCGGGAGTTCCGAGGGAAGCCTGGAGCGCGTACGTGACCGCACGACCCCAGTAACCGTCAGCCATCGCATTCGCGTCGCTGGCGGAGGTGTCTTCCTCAGTACCGCCCTCTGCGCCCCAGTCGGGGCGAAGGACGCAGTCGATACCGTAGTAGCGCTGGCGACGCCAGACGCCATTACCGGCGGACTGAGAGCCTGCATTGGAAGACGAGGTGTTGCCCTCGATGGTCTGAAGCCATCCACCACCGAGATTGGCTTCGACGATACCGACGTGGTCGGTAACGCTGTCTTCGTCCCAGTCGTACAGGACGACGTCGCCGCGCTGTGCGTCATCGATCGACACCTTACGCATACGCCCCTTGGTGACGTCGGTGTTGTAAGAGAAGCCTCCGATAGCACCGACCATGCCGGCCATGTCGAAGACCATCGAGACGAAGCACATGCACCAGTAGATGTCCGTGGACGGACCTGCCAGCCAGGGCTGGTTCATCTTGTTGGCGCAGTATCGACCTGCTTCCGAACCCGGCTCCGGGTCGTCCGGAGCGTAGTACCCGATTCGGTAGGCTGCGTGATTGAGAACCTCATCGATCTTCGACATCAGGAGACCTTCCCTTCGAAGATTTCGCGATCGTGGTCCTCGTGGGGATCCAGACCGGGCGCAATCTGCGCATCGGCGGGAATCTGGGGGTTGTTCGTACCCATTATCCACTACTTCCTGCCCGAGCTCGTCGGGCCCTATTCAGTGCGGCACGCTGCGATGCAGCGCTCTTAGCGTTTGTCTTCTGACCAGCGGCCTGCTTTGCATTACAGATTCGGATCAGCATGAGTAAACGGTTCAGGTGCCACTCCTCAGCCTCGAAAGGAATCTGGAATGCCACCATGTAGTAGTAGATCAGGTCTGAAGTCATCTTCTCAGAAGACTTAGCCTGACCCGGTCGTGAAAGCATGGTCGATGCAGTCATCGGGTCCGAGATATACGCCTTAATTGACTCTACCTGCGAACGAGTAAGCCGATCCAACATAGCGGGAACGTCTTGTTGACCCTCGGCCATGCACTTCACGTAATCCAGAACCTCTTCGACAGAGGACGGAGGACGATCAACGAAAGATCTCTTCCATTTTGACTCCCAGCGAACAACTGATAACAAGTTGTGAGTGAGCGAAAGCTGGGCTGCTGGAAGAGTCGTGAACTCCTCCGTCTCTCTGTCGAACAGGTCGTGCTCGGGAAAGTCGAGCACTAGAATGAGGTTACTCACACGAGCAGCGCGAGAACCTCGTCCGGCGTGAGCAGCGTGGGCTGACCGGACTCGTCGCCGTAGAGCTTCGCCTCGACCTTCTTAAGCTTCTCAGCAGGAACCTTGGTCGAGTCGATGATGAGCTCCGCGGTGGGCTTGCGACCCTTGACGGGAACCGGAGTGGTCGAGCACTCCCACGAGAAGGTGATCGCCTCGGGGGAGTCAGAGACCGTTGCGTAGGCACGCTCGGAGGGCGCTGCAGTCGCGTTATACACGATGTGCAGCTTGTAGCCGGCCTCGGAATCCTGATCGTTGCCGACCTTGGTCGAGTAGCAGAACGCGAACTTGGCGCGCTCCTGCTGACCGATGAAGACGCCGTCGGAGATCATAGCGGTACCGTCGCACTCTGCGAACTCGTCCGGGTACGTCACCGCTTCGATCGTGAACTTCAGCTCTTCGGCCGAGATCAGATCCAGGTACTTGATGTCGTCCGCGTAAGTTGCGTTCGACTCAGCACCCTCGGGCGACATGGTCACGGTCGTAAGGCCGTTCCACGCGACACCGTTCTTGTAGTTCTTGGTTGTCTTGTCGTACTTGTAGAGTACGCCGTGACGAACACCAGTCTCGTATACGTGCTCGCCAGTCTTGTCCCACACCAGTGCGGTCATGGTCACTCCTTAATGTCGTAGATGTTGAACACGAAGTGGTTCAACGTATCTGCAGTGTAGTGTCGTTCGAACTCAGAGTGGACCATCGACGCGAGTGCATCGACCATCGGGTCATCTGGGTTCTTGGTGATGAGCTTCACCTGGTAGCGCCGAGTCTTCAGATATACGCCATTATCGGCGCGTTTCTTCACGATCCGGTCGAGCTCATATACGATACATGGGTATCCCATTGAGACATTCGACGGAGGTTGGAAATAGGCTCGGCAGCCTAGTTTTTCGAGTCTATCGTGAAAGTCACTACGCATTGTAGGGACCTCCGACAGTGACTAGAATCCTAGGAGGCTGAAGTTCAACCGAGGTGGCGGCCCAATTGACGTTTCGCCAACGGATGTAACGAATGTTGAGGAAGTTGTCAAGCGTGTATGGGTCCGCGATGAATGAGAACGTGTTACCCATGGAGAGCCCCGGAACCACGGGAGATGAATTCATGCGTCGGGTAAGACGAATGAGATCTCCACGACAGTTCCGGGGCTCGATGGACTCTGTGAAGACTCCGGGTGACATCTCCCATTCCGTAGCGATGCCGACTTGCCCGGAGAACTTCATCAGGCAGCCTGAGTCGGCTTACCGGTGACGACCATGGCCGACTTGACCTTGGTGAGGGCGCCCGAGACGCGCGTCTCAAGCAGATACTTCTGCTGGTTGAAGTCAATGTCGAAATCATCGAACATGGTAACTTCGCCGCCCTTGTCAGTACCGACGTTGTAGTCGGACAGGTTGACGATGATGGCGAGCACGTCCTTGTCGTTCGCTGCGCCGGTCTTCAGACCCTTCATCTGCGGGACGTCGACAATGGCGGTAACGCCAAGACGATCCGCGAGCGCCTGCTTCGTCGGGTACAGGTAGTGACCCTGCTTGTCCTTGAGCAGGAGCATGTCCGTGACGAAGGACTTAGCGCAGAACATCGTCGGGGTGCCGGTGCCCTCGAGATCGTCCTGAGCACGGATGAGCTCATCGATGACCTGGTCGACAGACTTATCGGCTCCGAGATCCTTCTTGATGCAGTAGAGGTCATCCTCCTTCAGAATCGGGCGGATGTTCTCCTCGTTGATCTTGTCGGGATCGGAGTTGGAGCGACCATCGCCGATGAGGATGGCTCGGGCGAGTTCCTCGTCCAGCTTGTTGCGCATCTCCGCCTTGACCCAGGCGATGACGTCGAAGTCGGTGATGTCCAGAAGGTCATCGCGGTCGAACTTCTGCTTCTTGTAGATGGTCGTCGGGCCGGTGGTGCGCTTCAGAAGCTTGAAGACCTCTTCCTTCTTACGCGAACCGGTGATGTAACCCTTGGCTCGGGCCTCGTCCGCCGTGATGTCAGCCTGCATCGACTTGATGCGGGTGAAGGGCGTGTGGTGCGTGCCGTTCAGAACCGGCTTAACCCAAGACTGGTCGCGGTCGATGAAGGCCGGCGGGACGTCGAGGTTCTTGGCGTCGGGGAACAGAAGGTCGATGTTGGAAATACCGTAGGTCTTCTCGGCGTGAGCGATGTCCGCGTGCGTGAGACCGTTGGACTCGGCGACATCCATGAAGACGTCACGAAGCGAGTTTGCTCCTCGGCGGGAAGCGTCGGTGAGCGCATCGACGATAGCCGAGTGGAACAGGGCATCGTTGTCGGTAGGCGTATCGTTATTCTCGAAGATGTTGCTGTGTGCCACGGGGGTTCCTTCCTTGTCAGACTCCTCAGAGCCAGTCTCTCCCTCAGCGGCCTTTCCGATGAGGAACATAAGAACGTCCTTCTGCTCGTCGGTCATGGAGTCGACGATGTCCTGGACAGTCTTTTCGCCCGAAGACGAATTGGTGGGTTCAGATGCGTGGGAAATGTGTTCGCCGGTCATAATATATGCCTCATCTGTAGACTCGTAGGTGCCGTCACCGTGGGCGAGGGCGATGTTTTCGATCTTGGCGCCGGGATTAGCGCCAGATAGGACCAGAGAAACTTCGACGATGTTGCCGTGTTTGACATCACCACCACTCTGGGTAAGCTTGTTGGCGAAAATAGACATCGAGTCCACATCGCCGTGCTTCAGAAGCTCCTTTGCGTGAGCTGCTGAAGGGGTTTCGTTGAAGAAACCATAAGCGTAAACGCCTTCGGAACGATTCTCGAGCTGGACATGACCAAGCACGTTTTCGAGATTTGCGTGACCGTGCTGCCAGACCAGGGGGACAACATCTCCGTCGTTATCGGCGAAGGCGTTGTGCCGGATGGTCCTGCCGTCACTGCATCGAATATCGTTCTTGGTAGCCCAACCTGAGAAATCAAACGAATTCGTCATTCTCTTCCTCTTCCATTGGATCATCGGGCGGAGGTTCCGAACCTTCGTCCATTGGGTTAATGTTGGGGTTGCTGAGTGAGTCTCCGACCGGTTCCTCACTTCGAGGGAGTCCAAGATATGAACGAACCTCGTTTGGTGTCATGATCTGGGTAGTGACCATGCTCTGTGCGATCTCGGAGACCTTTGCGATCGATACGTTCTGGAATGGATCCCTGAAGTATTTGACCGTCTGTCCTTGTGATCGCGCAGTCTTTGTGATGAACGTCTTTGCCATGCTAGCTGTAATCTCGGAGACGATTGGCTCGATCGTGCGATTATAGTAGTTAAGCATGGTCTGCTCATCGGCAGTGCCATTAAACACGGCTTCGGGCATACCGAGGGTGTTGTACAACTGCTGAGTCAGATACTTGATCTGTTCGAGAAGATTGTTCTCTGCTGGACGATTCAGCTGAGTAAACTTCTCAGCTGCGTCCATATATGCAATGCCGAACTGACCATTGGAAAGTTGTCTCTCGACATCCTTCATTCGCTTTTCAGCTTCTTCCTTACGACGTTCGGTGCGAACTGTATAAGGAAGCTGAACAATCAGATCCAACTTCTTACCAGCAGCGGCATTGTCGATCGTATCCAGAATACGAAGCTTCGAACTCAGTCGGGAAGCCAGCGATCCCTTATTAGAGGTGATGGCGCCCAATGGGTTCTGTACAATTGATACGAGTCTCTTAGGTAGTTCGACCTGCTCCCGATTACCCGTCAGTTCGTTATAGACATCCACCACTACGGAAGTTGTCTTGAACTGAGCGACTCGTCCAACCCTTATCGTATATACATCATACGCGTTAGATCCCACTGGCGATGAGGAGTACTCCGTCGGTACGACGGCCGCAACCCCTTCTTCGAGGATGGTCAGGCATAGATCTTGGATAAATGACCGAGGGGTCTGATCTACGTTCGGTGTTACGGTTAGACAATCGTTCAGACCCGTAGACAGGTCTTCCATATACGTGTTGTCATAGTCACACCGAACATGCCTGATACCAATCTTAGAGACATCGACGGCGATCTGATTGAAAATCGTGTCGATGATGTTGGATTGCGGAATATACCGGAGAGGCGTCCTCGTCATTGGTGCGCTGGAACGAAGTTCGACGCTGAAAGGAGACTCTGTAGTCTCGGGATTCATGAACGCGTTCCATGCATGTGCGAGACGACCCATGTCACCTCCTTTCTATTCGTACTCATCACGATTCTGCTTATATGCGACAAGCGCATCCATCAGAGCCGCGACCGCGTCAATCTTCTGATCAGCGCGCTTCTTGTATAGTTTACGGTTACCGTTGGTATCCGAAATCACGATACAGTTACCCATGGCATACGACATGAGTTCCTGATCGAAATGGAGGTGTCGATCTTGAGCAAGTGCTTTCAACTCACCAAGAGGGACTGATTCTGTCTTAGCACCCTGGATTACCTTGACAATTCCATACTCACCGTGTTCGGTACCCCATCGCATGATGAAGTCCTTAGCATTGTACGGATCAAAGCCTACGGATCTGACATCGTACTCATTCTCTTCGATGAATGCTACGACGTCGTCATAGACTTCCATCATGTCTAGAATGGTACCGTCCAAAACCCGCAATGAACCTTCACGAATGAAGTGTTCATACTTCTCTCGAGCAGCTCCAGGAAGCTTGAGGTGGGTTCTCGACGAGATGTAACATCTGGTCTTGACTCCGAAGCTATCCGCGGTTAGCGGGAACAGGAAGGTGAATGCACAGAAGTCATCACCTTGCGAAAGGTCCAGACCCATTGAACACGGCATCCCCCAGAACTCCCTCTTCCTTTGCGGGAGGGTCTCCTGGTACGTGAAGAAGTATGTGTAACCCTCCATCGGGATGCCGAATCGCTTAGCTAGGATATCGTTTCTAGCTTCCGGGACATTCTCAGCACGATTCACATCTCGCTGATAGGTCTCATACGATACGGTCCTACCTATGTTCGGCTGTGCCTTCATCCACATGTCGGGATTGGCTACCTCGCTCACATCATCCAACCTATAGTGCCAGATGGATGTGTGCGGATCATAGTACTCGCCCTTCAGGATCTTCGCAAGTTCCATTTTGATGCTATCACCAACGGAGTTACGAACGGTACCTTCGGACGAGATGGCTACGATCACCCAGTCGTCAATTTTCGATGCGCCCTGTTCCAGAGCGCCTACAACGTCCTCACGAACGTCGCCCGACAACCATTCGTCAACAGTATTGACCTTGGTTCGGAGGCCCTGAAGCTTGTCGATGCGCATCGGGCGGACCTCGACCAGGGAGCCATTGAGGAAGTTCTCAATACCCTTCTTGGTAGAGGCCAGCTGCTGGCGCATCGCTCTGTTACCTGTCGTGTTCTGTAGGGATCCTACGGTCAGGAACTTGAACAAAGGGCCTGGAGCTCTAGTTACAGCAGTACGCATAGGAGACAGCGTCTCTTCTGCTTGAGCCATAGTGGGTGCTGTCGCTACCTGGTGTGTAGACGAGGTGTCAATGTTCAAGAAGTATGCTTGCAGGAATGCTGCGTACATAGACTTGGCCGCACCTCGGGCGACAATCAGGTATTGCTTGTTAACGAGTCGCTTCTTAATACGCTTTGTGACATAGTGGCCACCATGTCCGTCTTCGTAAGGCTCGTACACGGATAGTTCTTCGAAGTAGAACCATGACAGAAGCGACTCCGCCCACAGTTTGAAAGTCGGGAGCATCCTAACTGGGGAACCATCGGTCAGAGTGAGTTCCGCTTCGCAGTAATCGATGAATCCGTCGATGGCGGTACTATCGTAATAGTACCTAGGGTTTTCGATCAGCTGATCGATCCGGTTCATCTCCTTAGAGATCTCCTGACAGACCGGAATGTCTCCTCGGATTACTGCGTCACGGAACTCCGCGTAGTATTTCGGAGTTTCTGTGTTGGAAAGCATACTAGATCTTGATTCCAGCCGCTCTGAATTGGTCGTAGAAGTCCTTATGGCGCTGTCGTTCTGCTACCCTCCTAGCGGCGGAGCGAATACCATCGATGCCGGTCTTTCGGACCTTGTTATACACCGACTGGCCGACTGAATGTGCTCGGTCTTTAATAACCGAGTTTGCAGGTATGATTCCCAAGGCTTGTCCGCCCTTAAACGCAGCCGCAGTAGCCAGGATTCCAACACTGACATTCCGGTAATTACCAAGAGCTACGTTCTTAGCACCTCTAGCGGCCTTGCCGACGCCCTTTACAGCGTCAGCCCGACCTCGTTTGGAACGTGCTTCCTTACCGCGCTTTTCCCAGTCGGTATTAGCCACGTGATGGTCAAAGGCCTTCTTGTACGATGGATCCTTAGATCGCTGGTTGACCTTAGCCTTGATCAGCTTCCGTCTATTACCAGCACCCTCGCCGTAGTGCATCTTGGCTCGAGTAAATTCCTTGGCATCCCTCTTGGCGGCGCGATTGGTGGAACGAGAAACGCCTTCCGGTCGAGAATTTCGGACACCCCAACGCATACCCTTAACGCCATAGTGAGCAAGTTCGTCATCGACGAATGTTATTCTTGTAGACATTGTAGATCTTTTCTCCGTGCTTTGTGTAGACTCGTGATCCGGGGGTCTTCAGTAGGCTCATCGCATAGTCTCCGGAAGCCATTACAGCGTTCAATGACATTTGTGCCGCAGCGTTTGTGAGTTTATCTTCAAACTTATCTCGATACTTAGTGATAAGTCTGGAAGGCGCCCTTTTCGGCTTAAGACCTGCGTATTGGCGCTCTAGATTACCTCGAGTGATTGCTTCCTGGAGCTCCTCATTCGACATTTCGTGAACGCTCTTTTGAGGCTTTCGGGCGGCCTTCTTTCGAACACCCCACTTCATACCCTTGACGCCGAAGTGGGCGAGTTCATTCGATGTAAGGGGTAGCAATGCTCATCCTCCATTCGAGTTCGTTCTTAGCTTTCGTAATCGCATCCTGCACCGTCGCCGAAGCAGAAGGATCGAAGAGAAGCTTGGTTGAAAGCTTGATATACATCAGGACTTCCTTAGGAATCGAATCCGAGTCCGTGTCCGAAGTGTATTCGGGGGTTGCAGTCAGGATTTGACCGAGAGTGAATACGGAGACGTCGATATGACCGGTGATAGCACCATCGAACGAGGTGTCATCTTCTTCGATACCAAGGTAGTCCTTAACGCTTTGAAGTAGGCTCACCATAGAATGGTGTCTCCTTCCGTTCGGACATGCCCGACGAACCGTGAGGTCTCCAGAGTCCCGTAGTGAATCGCGTTATGAGTGTCCATAGACACTGTGATTAGATTCTCGGGGTCTAGGAGCGACTTACTTCGATGCAGTACATCGTCGGGAGTGATTGGATTGATGTGATGTATGTAAATCGCATCAAAGATTTCGTAACCCTCACACGCAAGATCTCTTCCGAAGTCTCGAGTGATGATGTGGTTACGTAGATCGCGCCACTCCCTAGACGTATAGAACGTTTGGTTCAGATGTCTCTGATGTGCAAACGTCTGTTCGCCGACCATACCTGTTAGACGTAGGTAGCGATAGCGTTCCTCGAATGTTGGGAGTTCGATACATTCAGAATACGTCATCCGATCCACCGGAATACCTCCTCATGGCCTCGACGGCCTCCTTGACGAGCTCTTCAGTACGAGCAGCTGAAGCAATACTGTCAGCCTTCGCCTTGACAAGCTCGGTTTCCTGTCGAAGCTTCTCTCTTTCGAGCTTATCGCGTTCGCCAGCTAGCTTGAGGTAGTGATTGATCGTGGAAGGCGACGCCGTTCCGTCTCGCAGCTGCTTCTCGGCCAAGGCCACTGCGAGATTGATCATCATGTTTTCCGATTCTTCGGGAGTGCGCGGGGCTTTTGACTTCCGCGCCACGAGTTTTCGTTCCTTTCGACAGAGTTACCTTGAGTTCTGGGACGTCCTAGAGCGCGGACCAACTCTGAAAAATCCTACTGGGAAGAAGCAACCAGTTCTCTAGGACATCACAGAACCCAAGGTTCGAATCCAGAATATCCCCGCGGGG